GTATATGCTGTTACTAATGTAGAGGTTGATAAGGTTACATTTGTAAGCACTCTTGCTGCTAACACATTTAGTGTTGGAGATTTAGTTAGGGATGCTGGTGGTGGTGTTTTTGCAAGTACAGTTACAGGATCAACAACAGTTGTTGCTGGAGCAAATGCTAATTACACTGGTGTCGCAGTATCTTCAACAACAGGAAATGGTGTTGGTGCAACATTCGATGTTACCAGAGATGCAAATGGTGATGTCTTATCTGCAGTTGTTACCACAGGATCTGAAGGTTACTTCTATGCAGTAGCAGATACAGTTACACTGGCAGGAGCAGATGTTGGTGGTTCAACTCCTGCTGATAACATTACAATATCAATAAGTAACGTTACCACTGCTGGTACTCCAACTAAAATTCAAAAAGTTGCGACAGCTGCTGGTAATATTTCTTATATTGTTCTGGATACTTTTGGTTTCCAAGATGGGTTTGCTCTTGTAAAAGATTCTGCACCTTCCACAGCGTATGTTATTAACACTGCTGTTACTGAGTATCGTTGGTTTATAGATCTTAATGATGGTAATGGAGCAGTGATGACTCCTTCTTGGACAGTGTATTCTGGTAACAGTTATACATTTGATTTAAGTGACAACTCAAATGCTGCTCATGATTTTGCTCTATCTAAATTCCCTGATGGTAGATGGGCACCTAGTAGAGTTGAAGGTGTCAATACAACATTAACTGCTAGTTCACCATCTATTACAGTCAACTCTACATCTGGAATTCAAGCAGGAATGACTGTTGAGAAGGTGTCTGGAGATGGTATTCTTGATGATGGTACAATTGTACTAACAGTTGTCAATGCAACTACAATTACATTAAGTAAAAATCCAACCACTGCTGGAGCAGTTGAACTCAACTTCTTTGGTGCAACATATACAGATGGTGTAACTGTAGATGGAACAAACCTTACAGTTAAGATTTCAGATACTACACCTAATCTTCACTACTTCTGTAATATAGAAAACATAGATCATCAGAACGAAGGTGGTGATGACAATGAGGAAGCATTAATTACAGTAAGTACAAACAACCCTAAGACATTTGGTAGTGGTCTTGAGATAACAGTTACTGATGTTGTTGTACAAGAAGTTGTAAAAGGATTAGTAGATGATGGTCAATTTAGTGTACAGAAATTAGTAGCACCAGATGCAGATATAACTGCTGCTCTTATTGCAAATGCAACTGTCAGTGCGACTGCAACTCTTGCTGCTACTGTAACAAGTTCTATTACTGCAGCTGCAAATGAGAACCTATCTCTTGCGGTTACAGATCCGTTAACAAACAGTCTTTCTGTAGATGCAGCTGGTCTTAATGTAGGATCCACAATTCAAATTGCAGCAACGAGTGGTAATGTCACAGCATCTGGAGAGTTCAAAGGATCTTCTGTAAGTGTTGGTGACTATCTTAAGTTACTCAGTTCTAACAATAGTTTAACATCTCTTGGTGGATATGATGTTGTTCTTGCACCTGATACAGGAAGAATTACAGATGTCTTAACTAATACTGCTATTGCTATTCCTGTTGGTGATACAGCACAAAGACCAGTTGCTGGTATCGTGAAAGATGGATGTATTAGATACAATACAGATACAAATCAATATGAGGGATATAGTTCTAACTCTGCATCTTGGTCATCTCTAGGTGGTGTAAGAGACTTGGATGGTAATACTACTATTCTAGCAGAAGAAACTATTGGTGCTAACGATAATACTTTATGGTTTATTAACGATAACGCTAATACAATTAGAGTTACACCAAATCATCTTGAGTTTGTAAACATGAAGAAGATACGTTCTGTGAGTGTAACTGCTCCTGCGTATTCAGAGTGGACAGCAAATACTCCTGTAACGTTAGGTCAATATGTCAAGTACAAAAATAACTTATATGAAGTAACACAGGCTGGTACAACTGCAACAAGTGGTAGTGAACCAGTTCATACATCTGGTGCATTACAAAATGGTAGTTGTGAACTTACATATTCACAGTTGGCAGTTGCTCCTCTAGTATTTGAAGATATATCAGAGTTACAAATAGGACCTCTAGGAAGTCTTCCTTTGGTTGTAAATGGTGATCTAAGATTATTTGATAATGTTATTACTACAGATGTTAATGATCTATTACTAAGACCTAATTCTGGTAAGAGAGTTACAATAGATGCAGCAACATCTATCGTAATTCCTAACGGAACTACAGCTGAAAGAGGAACAGCTGAGCAAGGATCTATTAGATTCAACACAACAACATTTACTTACGAAGGTTATGATGGAACTAACTGGGGTTCACTTGGTGGAGTAAAAGACGTTGATCAAAACACTTATATTATTCCTGAGACTGCACCTGGTGCAAATGAGAATATCTTGTATTTCTACAACGATGGAAACAATACAATGCAGTTAACAACAACTGCACTTGATTTCTTCTCAGTAGATACAATTAGATCTCAGACAAGTCAACAGTTTGAGATTACTGCAAACTTGATGACATTTAATAATGCAGATACTACATTTGATAATACAGATACAACCAAGACATTCCTACATACTTCAAAACAGTATTTTGATCTTGGTGTTTCTACAGGTGTTTATGTAGATCCTATTCTTAGATTAGATGATCAAGGTGATGTGTATTTGAATACTGGTTTTGGAACTGGAACTTATAATGGTGTTAAAGTTTTTGATGGAGATCTAAAAGAGTTTGAACTTGCTGATGTTAAAATCTTATCTGAGACAATAACATTAGTCAAAGGATCATCAAACAATGGTGGATCTAACATATATGAAGTTGCAACTGCGAAAGGAGCGAAGGTAGTTGTTGTTGCAGAAAACTTACAAGATGGTGAAAAAGAGTTCATTGAATTTGGTGTCACAGATGATGGCACAGATGTATTCCATACTGAGTATGGTAACTTGAGAACAGATTATCAACTTATCGTTCCTTCGTTTGAATTTACTTCTAATAGCGAAGCAAGATTAAATATAGTGTTAGGAGCAAATGTTCCTTCTACTAACTCGGTGAAGATTACCTTCTCATCAACAATCACTAAGAAATAAAAATGGCAACTACTATAGACAAGTTTGATTCAACTGGTGGTTTTTCTATTGCTAGAACCGCAGTCATTGATGAAAATAGGAATGGTAAAGATTTCAACACACTTGAAATAAAAAATTCACAATATGCAGATAGCAATACAACAACCTATATTTTGAGAGGTGTAAATACTGCATCTCTAGCATTGGATGGTGTAGGAACACAAATTCCTATCGCTAATAATACTATGAGTTTTGTGACTGGTCATATCATAGCAGTCAATGATTCTGGTGTTGTTTTTACAAACAAACTAGAGTCTGCAGTCTATTGCGATGGTAGTGGCAACGTTTCTGTCATGTCTACAATGGAAACAGTTATCAAGGATGATATTCCTGCTGGACAAACTTGGTCAATCGTTCCTGTAGGTGCTACAAATAGATTTTCTTACTCAACAACTAGAGCTGGTACTACTGCTACAATCAAATGGGCAGCATCAACCAGAGTTACTAGTCTAGATTGGGTTTGATGATGCTAAATATAACTGAGGATAATACAGGTTCTAGGGGTTAAACTGCGATATGGCAATTCATATTAATTCCGATAAAGAAAAGTTTAGAGGTGATAAACCCAAACTTATCGGCGATAGCGAACTCACGATACGAGGTGGGACTGGTTCTGATGAAAAAGAAATCTTAAGAACTCAGTTAGACACGAATACTGGATTGCCCCGTGTTGGTATCAACAGAACGGGTCAAAGAGTTAATGATATTAAAATCATTGCTGGTGGTTCTGGATACATATCACCACCAACTGTAACAATTGCTGCACCAGCTAATGGTGTACAAGCACAAGGTTCTGCTTTTATTTTTAACGGTCAAGTAGTTTCAGTTGCTGTTAACAATCCTGGTTCTGGATATACACAGGCACCGCTAGTTACATTATCTGGTGGTGGTGGTGTTGGTGCTTCTGTGGAAGCATTACTCGATACTGTTGATTTTGAACTTGACATCAACGGTGCTATAAGAACCTCAACTTCTATTATCTCTGACACTGCGAGAATCCTCAACCTAGACATTGATAACTTTGTTACTCCTAACGCAGCATTCAGAGCACCATCTCTAAAAACATTCATTAATAATTCTGGTACTCTTTGGTCACCAAATATTATTCTACAGGATAATGCTTACAGATATTTTGGAGCAAACGTATATCAAGCATTAAACTCTGGACAAACAGGAAGCAATGCTCCTACACATACAGATGGTGTTGCAATAAATGGTGAAGTACAGTTCAAACATATTGGTTTCCGTGTTGTAGATCAAAATGCATATGGTTACAGTGAGACAGGACCTGCAGGAGAGTTCCCTCGTTCTATCACACCTCTACTAGGTGACAGATCAGACAAGATTGCAACCACAGAATATGTTCTTAACCTAGCAACGAATGACGTTGGTGGTCGTATCTATGTGTCACAAACTATTGGTAGTGACCTTAACGATGGTCGTTCTGCTGTAAACCCAGTTAGAACAATCAAGAAGGCAGCACAGTTAGCATGGTCAACACCTGGCGTTAAAGAAACACTTATTGTATCTGGTGGTGACTATGTAGAAGACAACCCAATATCACTACCTCCAGATGCGTCAGTTGTTGGAGACAACTTACGTCTTGTTATTATTCGTCCTGCTAATCCTGGCAAACATATCTTCAAGTTTGGTGATAAGAACTATGTGATTGGTGTTACCTATAGAGATAAGATTGACTCTAATGGTGATGCAGTTGCTACTTGGGACTTTGCTATGGTCTTTGACGATAAGCAAAGAGTTTTAATTGACAAGGAAGCAAACGGAGATTTTGGAACCTCTTGGCCGATAGGTCATCAGATATTCGGACCTCAACAGTTCCGTGTTACTTTCCAGAACAACACAGGTTTAGCTACACTTGTAACTGGTTTACAGGTGGTTGGTGTTAACACTGGTGCTAGAGCATCTATTATCGCTGTTAAGTTTGATGCTGAAACTGGTGCTAGTGCATTTGTAAATGGTACAATTGATATCAAGTTAGATAGTGGTTCTTTTGTAGAAGGTGAACAATTTAATTATGTAACTTCAGTATCACATAACAACGCTTCTCCTTTATCATTAACAACATCAGGGACAACTGCCCCTAACAAAATTACATACACACAAGATCCTACAAGTGTTATTCCTGCAGGATCATATGTATATCTTTCTGATGTTGGTAATGCAAACTTCACTGCCTCTACTGGGTATTATGAAGTTGCTTTAATTGAACCAAATGACATAAACACTCCTACAGCATGGGAAGTAACTTTTGTACCACTTCTAGGTTCTACTGGTTGGAATAATGTATTCACAGCACAGATAGAAACTTTTACAGGAACTGCTGTAGAGCAAACTTTAAACTCAACAAGTCTTAAATCAATTAGAGCTGAGGGTGAGGTTGTATCTGTTGATGAAGATTATACATCATCATTACCTATTTCTAGAATTGATTTTTCACTACAAGGAGATCCTAGTATTGCAACTGGTGGTTTCCAAGATGAACAGTTTGGTAATGCAGAAGATCTTGGTGGTATTGTATTCTTTACGAACGCATTGGTTGGTAGAAACAATACTCACGAATTTAAAAATGGACAAGAAATTCTAATAGAAGGATTACCAACATCCAACCCAGACTTATCAGTATTAAATGGTAAGCAAAGAATTTACAAAGTAATTGAAGATGCTGATGGTCGTTGCAGAAGATTTGTAATACCTAAAAAGTTACCAGCGATTACGGATGCTAACCTAGATCCTGGTCAATTTGCAACTGTAAAATCATTTACAAAATCTATTACTTTATCACTGTTAAACTCACCTAACAGTTTCCCAATAACTACACCCGTAGATAGAAGATTCCAAGATGCTTGTACATTCCTTAGAAATAACAGAGAGTTTATTTCTGATGAAGTTTTAGGAATTATAAATGCACAATTTGCTAGACTTCATTATTCTGTTTTTGATATAACTGGAAGTTCATTCAAAGTATTCATTGGTCTTGCAGAACAAGAACATACTTATGTTTCTGGTGGTACAGTAACATTTGGTGGAACTACTGTTAACGTAACTAACTTTGTTTATGATAATAATGTAACAGGTAATGCGACTATTACAACTGCTTCTCCTATTGCAGGATTAGCAGAAGATGACATCATAAAATTAGAAGGACTTACATTAGAATGTGATGCTGGTCAAAAAATATATCCTGCATACAGTGCACCTAGTGCGTCTGGTAGTGACGGTGATGTACAGTGTAAGCAAGACGTTGTACACTTCATAAATGCCATCATAAGAGACTTAGAATTTGGTACAAACTTCAATATTATAGAAGCAGCAAAGAAATATATTGTTGGTGGTAAGATAGCATTTATTCAAGATGAAATTATTGAGAACGTACGTGCTATTGAATATGCTAGAGAGTTAGCAATTCTAGCAATGAGAAATTGGAGAACAGGAAATGGAACTCCTAGTGATCCAATATACACACCAAGATATTCATCCGTTCCAAGATATTTTGATGATACTGTTATAACCACAACAGCAGGAACACCAGCTTGTGCTAACGTTGCTGCAGCTATTGATACACTTTCATTCTTATGGGTTGATGTTATCAGTAACAACGCATCAGGAACATACTTAGATGCTGCGTACTTAATTTCTAGAAACAAAGTTCTTATTGCAGATCAGGCGTTGCTTGATACAGAGGCATACTTCCCACTATTGAATCTAGATGACACAGGTGAAAGAAAATGTCGTAGAGATATTAGAAAAATATTAGATGGTTTAATTAGAGACTTAGTATTAGGTGGTAACGATGGTATTCTAACAGCTGCTGAATCATATTTTACAGGAACACAATTAACAGGTGTTCAAGAAGCACAACGTGCACCAACATTATATGCAGTTGAGAGAGCAAAGTTATATGCAATCGCAGCAATGCGTAACTGGAGTGATGGTAACGTCGCAACAGTCACACCAAATAACTCAACATACAACTCAACATCAGGTGAGTTAACTGTATCATTCCCTAATCCTGCAATCCCAGTTTCTATAGGAGACAGCGTTGCATTTAAAGAAGATGCACTTAATTTCTCATGCACATACAATGGTGTAACAGCAAACCATCCTGGTCCTGCAAAAACAGATCCATCATATGGAAAGAGTTTCAATGTATCAAACCTAGTAAGTAACGCTACAACCACAACAATTACATGTAACGTTGGTGATGCTGGTGTTGCTGCTGGTGTAGCACATACATTTGTTAGTGCTATAACCGATGGCACAATCATCATATACAACCCAACACAACTATCATCACCTATTCCTAAATTTGAAGATTGGAATATACTTCTCGATGCTAGTTACAGTGGTGCATCTGGAATATTATCTCCAACAAATGCAACATACAATCCTAATACTGGTGCATTAGAATTAACAGTTGGTTCTGGACATGGCGTAACTACATCAAACGAAGTTAGAATCGCTGCAGATGCATTGACAATGACATGTGCTATGGACAACAATGTCACAGAGCACAAATATCCACAAGCTGGACAACCAGCTTACGGTAACAATAGACCAGTAACTGCAACAACTGCAACAACAATTACAGTTGATGTTGGTTTAGCAGGAGGTGAACAAACATTTACTCCAACTGATGCTACTTACGATCCATCAACAGGTTTACTAGTATTGAACATCGGTTCTGGACATGGATTGGATATAGATGAGGGTGTCGTTATTGAAGACGATTCTCTTACATTCACATGTACGATGGATAATAACCAAAGTCAGAAGACTTATCCTCGTGCATCCATTGACAGAATTGCTGGTAAATCAACTCCAATTGTTGCAACAACAGATGAGACTATCACTGTTAATGTTGGAATATCTGGTGCTAACCAAACATTTACTGCAACAAACGCACAGTACGATCCTAACACAGGTGATATGATCTTGACCGTTGGTCAACATGGTTTAGGTGTCGGGCGTGGTATTGTAATTCTTGATAACTCTTTAACATTTACATGTGCACAAGACGGTAATGCAACTAACCACTCATACCCTCGTAGCACAGACCCTGCATCAGGAACCTCTAGGTCAATCTCTGCTGTTGGAGAAACACAACACACAATCTCAGACGCACCTTACACACCTGGCACAGGATTTATAACTGTTACCATTGCAAATCACAATTTCCAAAATGGTGACTATGTAAAACTAGATGACAACTCATTAACTTACACTTGTTCTCTAGATAACAACGCAACAAATCATACTTATCCTCGTCCTACAGATTTTGCTAGTGGCAGATGGTTACAGATTTCTCAAGTAACACAAAACACATTTGATATTAATGTTGGAACTACTGGAAATGGTGGCACACATACATTCGTCAGTGCGACATCTAATGGTTTAAAACGTCAGACAGGAACATTAACAGTTAACGTAGGAACATCATCCAACACAACAAACCATACATTTGTAAGTGCGACTGCTGATGGTATCACACATTCTCCACAATCTGTTCACACATTTGTAAGTGCTAGTGCTGATGCTGTAAAAATAAAACCAGATGCTGTACATACATTCAAGAGAATGGATGATAACTCCGTCACTGTGTTTACAGCAGGAGCATTACCACTATGTTCTAACGTAGCAACATCTATCAACACAATCATGGGTCTACTCACTGATGTGTTAGATGGAACAACTGCTTCTGGTTCAACCGCAAGAACATTTGGAACTCTATATGATACCGCATTAATCACTACATTCCCTGATAGTTTCCTAACTGATGCTACAGGTAATAAAGTAGCGATTCGTGGTGACTTTGATGACTTCCCAATTATTGAGGCATCTCCATATACACAGAACGCATCTGTTATCTCCTTCTTAGGAGGTGGTGGTGCACTGATTGATGGATCTAAAGTTAAACAACCTAACTGCCCATTTCCTGGTCTTGAGTTAGATGGAACTGCATCATTCCCTAATCAGGGTAAGTCGATGGTTGCATCTGCATTCACGATTGTATCATTTGGTGGTACTGGATATAAAGTTATAGAAGATGGATATACACAGTTAGTTTCTGTGTTTGTTATCTTCTGTCAAGATGGTGTCCTTTGTGAAACTGGTGGTTATGCATCTATTACTAACTCTGCTACTAACTTCGGTACGTTTGCATTAAGAGGAACAGGATTTAGAAGAGAGTGCTACTCATTTGACCAAGGTATAATCAGTAACGTATCTGCTACACCTACAGGTAGAACTATTCTTACTGTAACAGGATTAGGTAGAGAACCACTAGAGCACTACGTTGGTAAGATAGATGGATACAAAAACACAAATGTCAATATAGAATACTTCATTGATGTTGTTGCTGGTGTTACTGTAGGTCCTCCATTCTCTGCACAGTTGACATTTGACGATGGTACTGGTGGTGCGATGGATCTTACAGATCTATCTACTGGTCAGGCAGTTTCTACAGGTGTTCTTCTTGGTAAGAATATCAAGTTACATAGACCATCTATTGTTAACTCATCATCACACACTTGGGAATTTGCAGGATCAGGTACAAACTATCTTGCACTACCTGAGAACGGTGGTACAAAAGTAGAAGCATTTGAACAGGTTTCAGAACAGTATGGTCGTGTATATGTTTCTGGTACTGACGAACTAGGAGACTTCAAGGTTGGTACATTTGCTAGAATTGAAAACAGAACTGGTGCGATTACCTTCACTGGTACAGTTACAATCTCTGAAGTTGAATTCTTGAAACTAAAAGGTGGTGACGTTGTTGTTACTGGTTTCGATGCATCTAACACATTGGGTGGTGCTAACTCTAGTGACTCTAAACTACCTACACAGAAGGCAGTTAAAGATTACATCACTAACTCTTTAGGACCTTACATCAACAAACCTTTCTCAACCAACGCTGTTCCTAGAGCACTGGTTGAATTGACAGACTCTGGTAAGATATCAATTGACCAGATTCCAGCTCTAAGACCTTTCCAAGTCTTTACTGTTGCAGATCAGGCAGAAAGAACATCTCTAGAAGGTGCACTTGCTGGTGACATCGCTATCCAACAGGATACATCACAGTCATTCATCTTGAATAATGACCTCGAAAGTTTATTCTTAGGATTTGCAGTAGACACAAGTTTAGCATTTACTATCGGTGATATCTTTGAAGGTAGTATATCTGGTGGTCGTATACAGGCAACAGAATATAGACAAGGTGTTGTATTCCAAATCAATATTACAAACGGTGGTTCTGGATATACTGTAGCACCTACAGTATCATTCTCAGGTGGTAACCCTGCTGCGGGTGCTGTATCAGCTGCTGCAACTTGTACGATTGCTAACGGTCAAGTTGTTACTGTTACTATCATTGACTTCAATGGATTCAAAGGTGGTAAAGGATACACCACACAACCAACTGTTACATTCTCTGCTCCTCCAGGCGCTGGTGCACAAGCACAGGGTAGTCCTTTAATTGAGAATAGATTATTTGGTAACATAGTCAACAACATTAAGATTGAAGATACTGATACTATTAATGATAGTACAACACCAAGTGCAAATACAGTTAATATAAACAGAACTGTCAACACATCTTCATTCAATGTTAATAACTGGGTATCTCTATCATCTAACCAGATTGCTGCATCAGATATTACATCAGGTGTTATTGAGACAGATAGATTAGCGTCAGGTGGTGCTGCAAACTCATTCACATTCTTAAGAGGTGACCAGAACTTTGCGTTAGCAGTTCAGTCAGTTAAGGGTGCTGAGACAAGATACTTTGCTAAGTTAGCAGCACAATGTAACTCTGGATCATCACAGATGATCTTTACTACAAACTCTGATGTTCTTATTGGTCATGATGTATTGCAAGGAATTGCTGGTATTCAAGCAAATACAAATATTACTGGCGTAGTTACAGCTGCTGGTCTTACAACCATATCACTTAATAATCCTGTAACTCAAAACATCCCACTAGCAACAATAATTGAGTTTGAACGTGGTCAATCACCAATAACATTTGAGTCTACATTTACTCAAGGTGGATTTATTGATGATGTTATAATTGCAAACGGCGGATCAGGATTTACAAACGGACAATACTTTGACCAACCTTTATCAGGTGGTACTGGTACAGGACTCAAAGCAAATATTGTTGTTGCTGGTAACGCAGTTACAGAAATTACTGTTACTGATGGTGGTACTGGATACAATGCAGACTTCTCAATTACAGTTGCACCTACATCAATTGGTACAGGATCTAGTTTAGTATTGAACGCTAAGGTAAGTACAGTTAATAGACAGTATGCAAACGTATCATTTGATATTAACAGAGTTACAGACCTCACAATATCTGCTGACCTTTACGGTACAATTGGTGTTTCTAGATATAAGAAATCACAGTTTAATCTAGGTCAAGCAGGAAATGGATCAGTCGAGATTAAGATGGGTCCTGATAGTGGATTGGATGCTGACTTATTAGATGGACAGCAAGGTAGTTTCTACACAAGTGCATCTAACTTGTTCTCAGGAACAATACCATCAGACAGAATGTCTGGTTCATACAATATTGACGTTAGTGGATCTTCTAATAATACTATTAGATTACAGACAGGTACAAACAACCCCACATCAAACCCTGATCCAAATAGTTTTGTTGAAGGTGCTATTGCTAACACAGTATTCAACAGTTCTAATGGATTAGGAAGTGCATATCCTTCAGTTAACGTAGGTATTGGATCTGGAACCTCTACCAAGCACATGGTTCTAACTTTAAGAAACGGTGCATCTGGTTTTGACGCATCATTTGGTGGTGTAAGACAACTTGCATTTGCTAATGATGACAACATGTATCTTCGTGGTTCTGGTAACGGAGTCAGCACATGGAACTCATGGGCAAAAGTCTGGTCATCATTAAATGATGGTGTAGATTCTGGATTAGACGCTGACAGATTAGACAATAGACAAGGTGACTGGTATCAGAATGCACTTAACATAAACTTTGGAACATTATCTGATAATAGACTTCCTAGATTTGTTAGTGAGACTAAGTTTAGAGATAAGATTACAATTAAGACTTTTGCTGGAGATCCTAAGTTTAGGATATACATCTCAGGTCAAATATTAAATACAGCACCGTTCATACCTGGCGATCCAAACAACCCATCTGTAAACCTTTACAATGCTAACGCACAGGGTGTTGGTAGTTTTGTTATCGACAACGTTATCACAAATGATGATCCTAACGATAACTTTAATGACTTTACAATTCTAATTGGTAGACTTACATCTGGTAATTTTGCTGGTGCTCTGACAGTTGGTACTGCATCTAACAGAGTAGAGTTTGATGACTTTACAATTGAAGATGGAAACACTGTAGAAGTAGCAAACTTACATAGTGACGGTGGTGTCGGACAGTTGCAACTAGGTAGAAAAGATGGTAACGCAACTACACCTAGAATATTATTCAACTCATCTCAGTTAGCTGCTAGTTACAACGCTAAGATAGAAGCATCAGGTGGTAATGCATCTGCAGGATCTGGTTCTCTTAATGTTGACGTTGTAGATGCTGACGCATTTACAATTAGAAACCAAGTTGTTTGGAACCAAGGCAATATACAGTTCAGTAGTAGTAACACACCAAACTACGCTGTACAACGTGATGGATCTGGTAACTTCTCTGCTGGAACAATCACAGCAAACTTAGTTGGTTCTGCATCACTTAACGTATTGAAGACTGGTGATACAATGACTGGTCAATTGAACATCACTGGTGGTGGTTCTGGATTACGTGTTGATGGTATTACAAACCTCAATAATTTCACTTTCGTTAACAATGATCTTAATGTTGGTGGTAACTTATTTGTTGATGTATCTGCTAATGAGGTAGGTATAAACACTACAAATCCAGTTTCTACTCTCCATGTTCAAGGTGATAGTGGTATCATGATCCGCACTAGCAGTAATAATACTGGTGCTCAAATTAGATTCAGTGATCATCAATCTGGATCGTATGCTCAACAAGGTAGATTATTCTATCAACATGGTGATGCAGACGCTGGTTTTGGTGCTTACAACGAACAGTTCCAAATTGATGGTTCAGAAACATTATTAGGTTTCCGAGTGGTTGGTGATATTATTGCATCTAGAAGAATGGGTGTTAATCTCACTCGTATACCAAACTATACTCTTGAAGTTAATGGTAATGCACAATTCCAAAGTGGTATTACCATTGACAGTGCAAATGATAACTCTGGTGCACCAATATTCTTCTTAGGTTCTAACTCACAAAGAAACTTTAGAATTGGTAACCAGATTGGTCATGGTAATGCGTTTGAGATAACACCATCTACAAACAATGGTGGTCAGAACTGGGATAGCACTCCTGCAATTTATGTAAGAGGTGATAGAAGAGTTGCTATCAATACATCAGCAATATCTGGTGTTGATTCTGAATCAAACACAACTAGAAGTTACTACTTAAATGTTCAAGGTGATATGAACATTAACGGACAGTTATTCCAAAATAACTCTGAGTTCGTAACATCTAGATGGACAGAAGCAAGTAATGGTAATGACATCTATAGATTGTCAAGAGTTGGAATTAATAAAGTTAATCCAACATATCAGTTACATGTTTCTGGAGATACTAACATAGAGAACGGTGCTCTATACGCTAATGGTGTTAGACAGTGGATCGACTCATTTGGTATATTCAAATCAAACAGTAACACTGTTGCTGAAAATATAACAATTCCTGCAAATACTAACTGTGTTAGTGCAGGACCTATCACCATTGCTAACGGTTACACAGTCACTATAAATAATGGTGGTAACTGGGCTATTGTATAAAGGATTCAAAAGATGGCAGGTATTTTAAAAGTAGACCAGATCCAAAACACCGCTGGTGTTAATATAATGGATCTGCAAAACGATAATTTGAGAATATGGAACGGAAGTGGTTATTCTGAGATGACAACTCCTGGTGCTTTAATTGGCATTCAGACATTTACATCACAGAATGGAAACTGGGCAGATAGATCAACCTCTGGTGGATCTGGTACATGGACAAAACCATCTGGTTGTAATCATGTATTAGTTTACGTCACTGGTGGTGGAGGTGGTTGTCGTTGTAATGATAACAACTATCGTGGAGCTGGTGGTGGCGGTGGAGCTACTGCTATCAGATACATTGATGTTTCTAATGTAAACAGCGTCAACTACACATATGGTGGTGGCGGTGGTTATGCTCGTAATGGTGGTCGAGGAGGAACAGGAGGAACTTCATCCTTTGGTTCTTACGTATCTGCATCTGGTGGACAAGGTGGTTACACTGATAACCCATATGAAGGAGGAAGAGGTGGTGACGCCTCTGGTGGAGACATAAACCTACCTGGCGGACCTGGCGAAATGTCACATGGTTCTAACAGAGAAGGTTGTAGTGGATCTACATTCTGGCATAAGGCGGGATCAAACCATCATAACTCTAGTAATGGAGCAGAAAGCACACATGGACAATGGGGTTCTGGTGGTGCTTATGGATATTATTCACAAAATGGATATGCACATAATAATGGCAACGGTGGTGCTGGTTGCGTAATCGTATGGGAGTATACCTAATGTATCAAGTACTTGTAAATAAAAATAACGGAACTGTACTTCAGTTTGTAAATGGTGGATCAGACAAACAGTTTGAGGTACATGAAGATTTCATTTGGATTCCCTATTCAGATGAAATAGATAAAGGTTGTGGTGAATCTGACTATGAATATAATAGAGCAACAAATCAATTACAAAAAATAGTTCGTGAACCAACGCCTTATGATCTTGCTCGCAAACAGGAATATCCAGATTTTGCAGAGCAATTAGATATGCTATATCATGACATGGAATCTGGTGTTGTGCCAGGTAAAGAGAAATCTGAATGGTTTGCGAAAGTGAAAGAAGTTAAAGAAAACAATCCAAAACCATAAATACAATTATAGGAAAGTAGTGTAACCATGTCTCAGTTAACAGTTGGAACAGTTCTTACAGGAAATGCGAGTTTAACGACGCAAGGTCTTAAACTGCCATCCTTTAATAACTCGAATAGACCAGCATCGCCAAACGTAGGTCAGTTAATCTTCAATACATCTGAAGGTAAAGCACAGATCTGGAATGGATCTGACTGGGATGAAGTTGGTGGTGGTATTCCAGAACCAGCTGATGTAACTAGAGGTTCGTATCTAGTATCTGATGGTAGTAACGGTGTTTTCTGGGCGTATCCTGGTCAGACTGTTGCATCTGCTCCTCTTACAGGATTCAGATATAGGAGTTTGATAACACACGGTTATCTGGTGGCGGGGTATAAAGGATCTAATCCTTGGAGAACGGTTAATAAAACATGGCATGCGAATGATATTACTTTCTATTGTGGAGAACAACTAACTAGAGCACTTACCTATGCTGACTGTACATGGAGTGATTACTTCGGGTATGGTCATGGTTGCGTTAACGCATTCACGGGATCCTCTAACTTTACAGATTCGATCAACCTACACACAGGTATGAGACGAATGTTTGGTACTACAGGAAGTAATCCTGGCGGTGGTACTTACTCTCCAACCTCACCATATGGTTGGGAAGGAGACGATCCTAGAGGAGTTATGGGATATACAACTGTTGGTGGTTGGAATATGCCAGTTAACCGAGATAGAAACTCAACTGCTACTGCACAGGTACAGCAGTTTGGTTACAACTTAGGTGGAGGTAACTCTGCTGTAGGTAAACTTCACTACTCATCCGAGATCATGTATCAGGTAGGTAACTCACCATCTGGTAATGACCACACTGCATCTTGTGGTGATGAGAATAGATCTTGGGTATCCTTCCGTGGTAGTAGATACTACGTCAATCATTCCAATGACAGTTGGGCTGGTTGGTCTTCCAACATGGCACCTGATGGAGTTTGTAAACCACTTCCTTCTAAGTGGGGTCACTTCTATTGTGGTACTGGTAACAATGTTACATCACCTTGGACTAAATACAGTGGATCATCTGGAGCTGGTCTTAAGAACGGAACTAAGGTTCGTGCTTATGGTGAAGAAAATATGATGATGGGACAAGACAAAGGATACATGATGGGACAATATGATGGTCAGCAGAACAACCATACAACTAAGTGGGACTACTCCACTGACGTTGAAACAAATATGCCAGCTGCTACTAGACCAAAAGGACATTATGGAACATCTTCTGGTGGTTGCTGTTCAGCATCCGCTTCTGTAACTGCTAAACGAGCACAATAATGAGATACTTAATCGTCAACGAAAAAGAAATCAATCCAGATCAGTTTGTAAACATGACTGCTTCTGGAGATACCAGACTGCACTACAGCGAAATGTTCTCGTTGATGCATTTCTCATGTGTAGAAGTCAGTGAAACAGTTTTTCAAACTATATCTAAAGAATGGGAACACAAATACTTAGAGGTCACAAAAGCACAAGCGTTTAACGGATCAAACTTCTTCTCAGAAATTAGACCATTTGGTAAAGTTGCTGCATCAGTTGATTCATCTGGTTATGCGTGGACTCCTGCTAACCCAGTTTTAAAAGTACCCATCGAACTTACAGATGCAATTAAGAAGGAAGTTGTAGACTTCATGGTATATTTTGCAAAAGAAATTATTGAAGATGAATATAATACACGTTTTTTAAATCTTAAAAACACCACAGATTTAGAGCAAGCATCTTGGGAGATTCAAAAACACGAAGCAAGAGAATGGTTAGCAAACAAAGGATTGGGTGGTAGTAAAACTCCTTTCTTAGATTACCTATCTAATGAAAGACATATTGATAAAGACACTCTTTCTAATAAAATACTTAAAAATGCAGAGGCATACGAAGATAAACTCTCTACAATGTTAGTAGAATACCAGACATTACTAAAGAAATTTGAAAATGCTGATTCTGTATGGGACCTAAATATATTATATGAAGATCACATTGGTATTATGATGCCTCAGAAGCAAGCGATTGAGATGGGGAGAACAAAATCTGATACTGACTGGGATCGAAAACCAGAGTATGAGGTAGAACCCTATGTCTTTAAATTCTGACGCTAATTTTTCAGATATTATTGCAGACGTTAAAAATATAATAAGTTCAGACACAAACGAAATACACTTATCAAAGTCATTTGTAGATGAGTTCGCACTCACTAAGAAAGACTTTGATGTCTTGTCTGCGTCTATGCGTTTTGATAGTGGTATGACAGAGTATGAGTGTGAGCACTTTGTCGCTGATCCACAATTAACTCCATGGAGAAAGGTTCGTCAAGCACTGATGGAACTGGAAACAAGATACCATGCATACATGGAGAATAGAAATAGTCTTAGAAAAGCAGAAATTCTCAGGAAAAGATTGAACAGAGATATGCCAGAACTACCTGACGAACTTGATAGAGAGTTGATGCAGATAGATATGGAAAAAAATGATTATGACATTGGTATCTGGAAAAGAAAACTTAGACAATCTGAACTAGAGTTAAAGTATTTCTTAAATGTTGTTGACAAATATGTTGATGACGACCATCCACTTGAGTATTACTGTAAAGAAAATCATCAGGAAGTAAGAATGTATTGGATTGCTCGTATGGGCAAACAAGCAGCAATGGATATTATTTCTTATGGTAGAATTGGTTCTGGTAACATGACTACAATTATGGATATGCCAGAGGAAGATCAGGTAGAGACACTTGGTGTTGCTGTTAAGTATTCTGGTATGATTGGTGGTGGTATTGATAAGTTAAATAAAATGATCGCACCGCAGTTACAAGCACAGTTGGCACAGGAAGGTATAGTAATGCCTAAACTGTTAGAACATAAATATAGTGGACAGGGTGAAAACCAGTACAAATTACAAGGGGAAAATGGATAGATTTTTTAATCCAACTAGTAGACATCTTGATCTCTTACCTGTGATCCATCATGCCATATGGCAAAGGTATGACTTGGGAGATCAAAGTGGTGACCAAGTTACGTATCCACAATTGGATCAAACTGAGTTGGAAAGACTAGCAAACAAACATAAAAATATATTGGTAGAAAAGCCTGGCGATGAGCATTTGTATATGGAAGCAGTGATTGTGGATTATGGCAAGTTTCTCCCTACCTCTTAATACTAAACTACCAGAGGATTTTGTAGTAAACCAGTTCATTCCTTTTCTAAAAGAACATAAGGAATATATCTACGATATCTACTTTACTTGTCGTATGCCACCCTTCACACAAGATGCGATGGGTGATGTAATTGATGGTGACGATAGAGAAACAACTTTAAATGCTTTGTTTGTATCACAGGAAAGTGGTATACCTCTTTCTGCAACATTTAATAATATCCAAGTTCCACCTACACAAGAGAACTTGGATATTTTTATTGAGAATTTTAGATTTTTATACAACAATGGTGTTCGTATAGTTACTCTACCACATACGACATGGATGTTGACTGGGCAGATACAAAAAGAATTTCCAGAATTAAAAGTAAAAAATACTATACTTAGAGAAGTTACTAGACCAAATGAAATTGTAAATCTTGCAAAGGCAGGATTCTATTATATCAATCTAGACAGAGATCTCATGCGTGATAGAGATTCTCTACTTAGAATTAAAAAAGCAAAAGAGTATTGTGCTGACATAGGCAAACCTGTAAAGATATCATTACTATCCAATGAATGGTGTTGGGGTGGTTGTCCTATCATGCCAGAACACTATCATTACAATATGGTGAGAGGAAAAGATGATCCACAATATTTTAATGATAGTATTAGTAGAGTATCTTGTTCTACATGGGATGAGAAAGATCCAGCTGCGTCATTAAAAGCAGCAACCATACCTCCATGGAGAGAAGATTGGGAAGAGTTTATTGACCTTGGTATAGATGTATTCAAGATGCATGGGAGAGAAAATGGTATGCGTCTTATGGAAAGTATGAATATTATTAGTAGGTGGAAAAACAATGAAGAAATTTTGCATCCACAATTTAATGATTACATCGAAGACGTATCTCTAGAAGAAAGACCTATTGATATATGGCGTCAAAAAATTAAGAATTGTAAGTTTGATTGTTGGGATTGTAATTACTGTGATTCTGTCGTTCAATCTAGAATGAAAAAGAACGACAGACATTTTGACGATGATATTAAATTAGTATTAGAATCTATTGATAAAGCAGCAAGAAAAGAAAGTAATTTTGTAGAGGAAGGATATAAGTATGAAGGTTTGTCATCTAACATAGTAAGACATTTTTTAAATAATCTATTGTCTAAACCTGATGCAATCTATATGGAGTTAGGAGTTCATGCTGGTAGTACATTCTATGCTGCTACTATGAATAGAGATGTAGAATCATTTGCCATAGATAATTATTCTGAAAAAGAGATATCACCTTTTAGAGATGAAGTAGAAATGGAAGGGTATCAAGATCCTAAGAAAACATTCTGGGCAGGATTACAGGAGAAGCAATATTTTTGTGCTAAGTCAATACAGGATCTAACTCCTAGAGATATACACAAACAACCTAATATAATTTTTTACGATGCAGATCATGACCCACAAGCTCAATATGATAATCTTACATTTTTAATTCCTGCATTTGCAGATAAATTTATTCTTGTTGTTGATGATGCTAACTTCATGGGAGTTGTACAATCATCTGAGTTTTGGGTAAAAGAACACAAACTTAATTTATTGTTCGAGAGAAAAATATTAACTAAAGTTCCAGAAGATCCCAATGGTTGGTGGAATGGTATACATGTTATGGTTATACAAAAATGAATTCATTTAGACATCAATATATGATAGTTCATCTTGATGATGATTTCTATCCACAATTAGAAAAAGCAATAGCACCTTATACTGACTACGAACCTTGTAAGACAGATCAATGGGATGGTTTAAAATATAAAGGAGAGAAACATAAGGATAGAAGTTCACAGGCATGTTGGATAGATGATAATGAGGTCTATGCGTTGATGGATGGTCTTGTATATTTTGCTAATAAAAAATGTGAATGGAATCTAGATGTTAATTTTATAGAACCTTTACAACGAACAAAGTATGAGGTAGGTGATTTTTATGATTGGCACATTGATGAGGTGAACTGGACAAAAGGTAAGAGACCTAATGATATGATACGTAAGTTAAGTTTTACAGTTCTATTGAATGATGATTTTGAAGGTGGTGAATTTGAAATACACACAACTCAGAAAACTGTGCTAGAATTAAAGAAGAAAGATGTGGTAGTATTCCATGCTGATACTCCACACAGAGTTAAACCAGTAACAAAAGGTATTAGACATTCTCTTGTAGGATGGATACAAGGACCCCCATACAAATGAAACATATATTATTTGATTTACGTGGATGTCTCTTTAAAAATCTTTTAGATGAAGAAGAGTTCATACATGACAGTTTGGTAAATGCAGCAATAGTTGCTAAGTCACCCTATCTAAAAGTAGAAACACATAAGTTTGAACCTCAAGGTGTAACTGGTTTTGCTATGTTGAAGGACAGTCACATCAGCATACACACATGGCCTGAGCATAATCTTGCTAAGTGTGATATATTTACATGCAGTTATAAAACTAAACCGTTGGATGCAGTAGAATATATGAAAGAACGCTTCCATGCAACAGAAGTTGTAAGGTGGGCATGTGATAGATCAAGTGGTATTGACATGGTGTTATGAAATTTATAAAAGAATATACACTAAGTGATTTGTCAATATGTGATCGTCTTATAGATCTATACAAAGACGCCGACAAAATAGATTTAACTTATGCTGGTCGTGTAGGTGGTGGTAGTGTCATGCCTGAGATAAAGAAGAGTAGAGATTTTTTTATTGAAGATGCTGGTAGACTAGGAGAACCTAGTGATTATAAATTTGATTTATACAAAGAAGAATTAGATGGATTTATTGCTACTTACTTAGAATACTTGACTATACATGGTCAAGAATTTGTAATGCAAAGATTACCACAGATTCAGTATTATAAACCTGGCGATGGTTTCTATACTTGGCACGTAGATGCATCAGGGTCTGATGGATGTGATAGAGCATTTGTATACATCACATATCTGAATGACGTTCCTAATGCAGGAACTGAATTCTTCTATCAAGAATATACTGTCGAGGCAAAAAAAGGAAAGACAGTAATTTTTCCTGCAGGACTGACACACAAACACAGAGGTCAGATATCAGAAGAACATGAAAAATATATTATAACTGGATGGCTTTGGTGGGTATGAAAATTATAAAGAACTTTTTACCTAAACAATTACTTGACGCATGTGTAGACGACTTTAGATCTAAGTTGACAACGGACTGTTGGTCTTCTAGTAATTTTGCATGGAAACCATTTTTAAGACAAGGTATACATGGATCAAATATTGCTACTGCTATTCCTCAAGTATTCAGTGATGAGATATCAAAACATTTAGAACCACATGCACCTGAGTTTAAAAAGATAACATGCAGATATAATGTGTGGCAACCAGGTGCTGGTATTGGTGTACATTCTGACACTCATCATTTGTTTGGTGCAACATTATATTTGAATGAGCATTGGCATCCAAATGCTGGTGGTTGGTTTGTATGGATGGATCATGCTGATCTAAACTTAGATGAAGATCCAAACAAAACTGATGTTTACAGAGCAGTTTTACCAGAACAAAATATGCTAGTATTGAATGACTGTAGTGAGAGTCATTTAGTAACCACTGTTGCACATGATACACCTGAGTATAGATACACAATTCAGATATGGGGTGATGCATGAATAAACCTCATGTCATTCATAATGTATTGTCTCCAGAAGAGAGAGTATCATTATGGGATTATTTTGATCGTAGATCACCTTCTATGAGCACACTTGCTACATGGACATTTAATAATGCATCTTATGGACAAGGTGATCCTGTATCATGGCAACATCCATTAAGAACTGATTTAATCTTTACTAAGTGTGCTACTACAGTTAGATTGAAGATAATGAAATTTCTTAGGAGAGATATCAAACTATGTAAGATACATGCCAATGGACAAACTGCAGGGCAGAATACAATGTTTCATAAGGATTGGGAAGAGCATGGTGTCTGGACATTTATATACTTCAATCAACCATACTGGGATCAAGAATGGGGAGGAGAGTTTGTATGTCAAACACCAGATGACGAGTATCATCACACACCATACTTGCCTAACACAGGTGCATTGATTCCCTCTAATTGGTTACACAAAGGACAAGCACCTAACACATTGATAGGTAATGAGATTAGAACTACAATCGCTTTCTCATTTTGTGATCCTGATATTCATGATAATATAATTGCACAGAATACAAGAAAATGGTACTAGGAATTAAACAATATCCAGTAGATATTGATGGTGATGAACTTATAAATTTTATTGATACTGCTATCACAGATAAAAGTCTCACTCAAAATATGGCACACGTATCTAAACTTACCTTTAATGATGGTAAGGATGATTTCTTGGAATACGATGAACCCATAATCAAAAAATTAAAATGGTCATTCCACGATGCTTGTTCTAGATTTTGGGGTATGGATATATTTGATTACAAAATAAACTCATGGGTGTATGTGGATTGGAACGACAATCCAGTAGAACCATACATGCATTCTCATAATCCAGAAAATCCTTTTACATTATCTGGTATAATGTATTTAAAATTAGGTGAGTCTGGAACTACTATGTTTCCTATACCAAAAAGAGATCCATATTACCTACCTAAAAATTTGTTAACTTGGTTTATCTTTCCATCTAACCTACCACACATACCTGGCAAAGGTATTGAAAATGAAAAACGATATAGTTTAAGTGCAGATTTATACGCATGATGTACAGTCAAAATAGTTTCTCTTTTTTATCAGAGAAAATGCCAGAAAATTTATATCAAGAGTTACTTTCTTACACACAGAGAAGAAGGAAGGAAGAGACTTGGAATTATAATAATAAACTTGCTGGTGCATTAGAGCAACAGTCTAGTTTATCTGATTGGAGTCCACAGTTTGAGGAGTATGTTGTTAAATTATCTACACAGTTGTGGTCAGAGGTGTATCAAACATGCCCGTGGGATTTTCAAGAATCAAGAGACGTAACTCCTTTTATAAGATTGAGAAACTTGTGGGTAAATTATCAACAACAGTACGAGTATAATCCTATACATACACACACTGGTATTGTTAGTTTTGTAATTTTTACAGACATACCATATGGTTCTGAGGAAAGAGAATCTCATGATAGTAATGGTGCATTTCAATTAGAGGCAGATGTATTGCCCGTAGATAAAACTTGGAATGGTGTAATACTTATGTTTCCATCTACAACTAAACATGCTGTATATCCTTTTAGATCTACACAAAAGGAAAGGGTAACAGTGTCTGGTAATTTAATTTGGAACGTGGAAGGTGTAGATGAAGAACATTATTAAAGACAACTGCATCAATCCTAACTATCAAGATCTCATACTAGAGACTATGAGATATGATACAGATTTTAGGTGGGTATATCATGATAACTTGAGTGAGGATGGAGAGAGTCAACTAGTGGGATTCTCTCATATGTTCTTACTAGATGGCAAATCCACTAGTAAGTATTCTGGTTTGTTCTTACCATTGATATTTGAAGCGTGTCACAATACTGGTATGACTATTTCTAAAGTCATACGTGGTAGATGTTTTTTACAGACACCTACTGTGAGAAGAAAAGAATATGATTCCATGCATGTTGACTTACCAAATCCACATATGGTATGTTTATATTACGCATCAGATAGTGATGGTGACACGTATTTTAGCGAAAGAATGTACGGAGAACCCATTGCTGAATACCCTATAAATAGTAGAGTATCACCCGTAAAAGGGCGATGCGTTTTCTTTGATGGGTTACGTTTTCACTCAAGTAGCGTACCCACAACAAAACCTAGATTTGTAATCAACTTTAATTTTATACCCTGATAACTATGGATGCTACA